GATCCTCAGAATCTCATCGACCATGGCCCGGGCCTCCTTCATCATTCCTCCACCACTTGGGGTTTCCATTCGAGGGTTTTCATGGGGCTGATATACGGCACCATGCCGGACTCGACGTGGTTCTTGTAGTCGCCGCCCACCATAGCAACGCCCACGACTATTCCAATACCCAGACAAACGCCAATACCAATAGCCGCCATAGCAGCTTCAAATGAACCCATCATTCCTCCACCAGCACGCACCCAACCTCGGCGGCCATCTGCTCTACCGCTTCGATCAAGTATCGCGCCTCTTCAACGCTGGCGTCGGCCTCACTCTTGGCCACACGAAACTCGTGCATAACGCCGTCAATGTCTTCCTCGACCGTGATAAAGGGCCAACCCCGACCGATAGCCTTCTGCTTGCAGCGGATCTTGACCGTCTCGAAATCGTCCCCAGTGTGCGCCGCGATCTGTGCGACGAACCCGTTGATTCTCGCCGACTGGCTCCCCTTCCCCGTGCTACGAGGCCGGAACGGCGCTTGGAACGTCACTTGCAGGTAGGGTGCCTTCTGCCTGTCGAGAAGGTATCGCACCTGGAGTTTCTGCGCGTCGGTGAGCATAAGGCGGTCGTCGCGGACCTCGACGGCGGGGAAGTGAACTTTCACTCGTAGGCTCTCCACTTCTGATCGAACGTCTCCCAAGCCTCGGGCCACCGCTTGATGCCACCGATGAACTCGCGGACAAGTTGGGCAGCAGGCGGGCATTCCAGGGCGGTATACTGCTCCAGGTAGACCCGCCGTCCGTCGCTGATGATGTACCGAAACTCCGGCACCGTTCCAAGGCACTCCAGGTAAACGGGGTGCTGGGCGGTATCCTTGTACTTCGGGAACTCGTAGTGCTCCGTGAACTTGATGTCCGTACCGACCGGCCCCGCCAGGTGGTCAACCTTCCCGTAGAGAAGGTATCGCACCCCATCGACCAGGATTTCCTTTTTCACGACGAGCTGACGGATTCCCCCCGGCACCATCGCGGCCACCTCCTCGACACACTCCCAGTATTCGTCCTTGAGTCCAGGCCGGTAACCGTCCACGAATTGAAACACGTCATTCTCAAACTTAATCCCCTTCTCCATAGCGGGCGTCGAGTCCCTCCGGTCCTTTCGGATCTTGGCGAGGATCTCGGCTGGGTTTGGCTCATCGCAACTCATGAAGTAAATCCAGTCGTTGAGCAAGGTGGGCGTGATGAGGTAGCGCATCAGGAGAACCGCTTCGCCACGCTGTCGAACTTGAGGCCCTTGGAAACCGTCTTAGCCGTCAGCTTGGCCCATGACTCGTCCTTGGACGCGAAGACGTGGGGCAGTGCCTTGATGGACTCCAGGGCCGCGTTAGCCGTCTCGGCGTCGTCCACGTTGGCGACGATGTCAGAAACCCGCGCCATGACGGCGTGGTAGGCTTCCAATTCGCTCGCGTTGTCCACCTCGGCAGAATCCAACCTCGCGAAGAGACTCGACAGGAAGTCGTTGGCGCGGCCCTTGGCAAGCTCGGGCACGTCGTAGACCTCGTTCACGTTCCGGTTCCCCTTGGCAAGGTACCGCTCGTCCATGGCGAAGAACGAGATAGTCCGCTTGTTCGCGCGGGCTTCCATGAACCCCCCCAGGTCCACGGGCTTCCAGACTTCGTTCTTGGTCGAGCCGGGCACGTCAGGACGCCACTTCGCGGTATCGTTGTCCTTGTCCTCGCGGGCATGGAACGTGATGACCAGATGCTTCCCCAGAACTCGGGACACGTACTCGGTCAGGCGCTTGAACTCTGCCGCGACTTCCCCGAACCCCTGGAGGGATAGAGCGCCGTTGGACTTCCCGGCCTTCGGGTTGCGACGGATGATCCAGTCGGACATGAAGTCGAAAAGAGCGCCGCCCGTGTCCAGCACGATGGTCTCGAAACTGGACAGGTCCGGGTTCTCGGGTTTCAGATCGTCGAGAATCTCCTGATAGCTGGCCGGTTGGATGTACGGTACGCGGTGTACCGGGTCCACGCGGTCAATTCCACGGTCGGTGTCAACCCAAAGTGGCTTGGGAGCGCTCAGGGCGAGCGTAGACTTTCCCAGTCCGGGAATGCCGTACACCAGCACCCGGTAACGTTTCGAGGGCATAGCCTCGGTAGGTTTGCGGATCATTCGTCGCCCCCGTCTTCACATTGCGAAATGGCGTCAATGAAGTCGTCGTAGTCCATGCCGCAGAGTTCAGCGGCATACGCCAGGGTAGCCCCGTCACCCATGCCGCACTGTTCTGCAATCTCAAGCGCTTCACAAGGATTCATCGCTTCCCCTCCGATTTCTCCGATTCCCGCCCCTTGCGAATCCAGCGGCGCAGGATGTCCGACATGGTCAGCCCCTCGCGGGCTGCCTTCTCTCTCGCCTCGACCAGTTCGTCAGGTTCAAGGCGTACGTCTGTTCGTTCTTTTGCCATGTGCACACACTAGCCCACAAATGCACACGGGTCAACCGGAGAGGGTGAGAGTTTACAAAGTAGCACTTTGCTCCCGTGCGAATGTCACAAAGTCCAGAATTGTAAAATGATGAGCGGATGGGTGCGAATCCCGTTGACCGTGTGCCGATGTGTGCTATACTGATTACATGGTGAGCGTGAGAGTCACCGAGGAGAGTTTGAGATGGCCACGAAGACGCAGAAGGAAATTGTTGGACGCCTCGAGACTCTGACCGGCCTGAAGTTGGAGGTTACTTTCATTGGTCGGCGCTTCATCATCATCGAGGTGCCCGATACCAACGATCTGTTCTGCTCAACCTTCTACGCGGCCATCGAACGAACCTGCCGTCAGTATGGGCTTGCTGAGAGCGTTGGCTCTGGTGGGTATCGCAAGATGGCGCTGACGCTTACCAAGTAACCGAGCCGCCCCCTAACCGGGGCACTCCTCCGGGCCTGCGTGGGCTCGCTGATGATGGCTCAAAAGAGCCGAAAGGAGTTGAGATGAACAAGATTTTGCTCGACCGGATTTGCAGAAAGTTCACGGCTTTCCCGACTTTTTCGGACCTCCTTGCCGCGAAAGGCAACTATCGTCCCAGTCTCAACGTCTCGGATTCTTGCCTTCGTAGACTGGCCGATGACTACGACAAGGCCCAAGAGTTCTTGGGAGATCCAAGAAGGGCGTTCAGGTTCTCGTGAACCGGGGAAAACCGTGCAGACGCATTGTGGCGAAAATCGGAACTGGTCCAAGCAGATCAATTCTGATTCGCCCAATGCGCGGGTGGAAAGTCGGCGATAGGGTTGAGTTCGCAGATGATGAGCATGGGTCGCAGTTTGAGACCGGCATCGTCTGGAACCTCCACCCCATCGTCTGCATTGAAAGACACTAACGCCCCCACTCGGGGGCCGCTCTCGGGCTTCACTACGGTGAGGCACGATGGCGAGAGCCAAGGAGGATTTGGATGGCAACGAGAACTAAGAAAGCGCCCGTGTCTACGCGGGATGTGACAATCAAGGCTTTCGCGGAGAAGCATTCCGCGTGCGGTTCGGGTGTTACCTGGGCGAAGAAGAACTGCCTGACCGGCATGATGAGCGAGGCGTACGAAAAGCTACTCGACGCCGCAACGCCCGGAAATGAAGCCGAGGGATATTTCTGGTGGGTGTTCGGTCACGCCTTCGACGACAAGACCCTGCGTCTGTTCGCTGTTCGGGTGGTGCGTGAAACTCCGCTTGCGGATGGTCGCCATGTCGTCGACCTCCTGACGGATCAGCGGAGCCTTGACGCGCTGACGGCGGCAGAACGGTTTGCCAACGGGGAAATCAGTGAACAGGAGTTGGCCGCCGCCAGGGACGCCGCCTGGGCCGCCGCCTGGGCCGCCGCCTGGGCCGCCGCCTGGGCCGCCGCCAGGGACGCCGCCAGGGACGCCGCCTGGGCCGCCGCCTGGGCCGCCGCCTGGGCCGCGCAACTCATCATCATTCGTACGTTGGGGAACCCGTTCAAGGACTAAGACAGCTTTAGGGTGGGGTCTACGGACTCCATTCTTGACCTGTTTGAGAGAGGAGGAAGGGATGGAACGAATCATGTGCGCGACTTGTAAGCATCGTGGCGTCGGGCCTGCTAGTCGCGACGGATCAGGAATACAGCACTGTTCGCTGCTGTCGCTCGCGGACGAGTTAAAGTGCATCGCCAGAAATCACCAGAAGTGGGAACCCGAGGATATGGCGCAAGCCAAGGGAGAGAAGTGATGACCGAAGACATGGAAGTTGTAGTGAAGGACGTGCTGGCTCGGATTCTCGAGCAGGGGTGCGTCAATACGCGGTTAGCGGATCTTCACCGAGGAATCGGCACCAGGACACCGAGTCGCGTCTGGCTCGATGCCGAGAAGTTGCTAGAACACCTGAGGGATCAAGACCGTAGGCCGTCAATCGCAGACTACGATTTCGAGGATCTGGCCGACAACCCCAAGCGTCAAGGAGGCGCAAGAGGATGACAACGATTAGGATTCACGGCGTGAATAGCGCGACCATCACGGACCGCGTAGGGAACACGGACAGCGGCAACTATCGAGGAACGCAAATCGTGATTGGGGGAATAGGTGGCACAACCGAGTTGACGCTGTTCTCCGCCGAGACCGGCGACCCGCTGCCCATCGAAGACCTTCGTCGGTTTGAGGACCGCGTCGAGGCCATGGCGGAGACCACGCCGAAGGTGGACTATGCGCTGTTCGCGGAGTTGGTCAGCACAATCAGCGAGTTACTAGAAATGGCGAACAGGCATGGCTGCGGCGAGTGTGGTGGGTTCCTGTCAAGTGAGCTTGACTTCGTCACCGTGGCAGAGACGGCGCTTAGCAAAGCCAAGGCCGCGCTCGGTCAGTGACTCGCGGTAGGGCGAAGCGAAGGCCCCAGTGAAGGGGCCTTTTTTCATGTCCTAGGCGTCACCCGCAAATCCTCCGGCACCGAGAACCCGCGCCACTCGGGGTCATCCTCGATCACCGGAGTTCTGCTACCGTAGTCGTTGTGTCCCGGGTCGCCCTTGGGTCCGTGGGTACGGTCCTGGATGATCTTGTGTCCGGCTAGTGGTTGGGTGAGGGAGTAGGTCACTCGGAGGTGCCCCAGATGGCTATTCCAATCCACATCGAAGCCACCAACCACCCTCCGATTGCCATGAGATTGACAGTGAATATCGATATTGCCAGATTGCAGACGGCTAGCCAGAAAGCAACATGTTTGGTCATTCTGGTTTAACCATGACATCACAGCCATCGGGACCCCTGTCGAGCGCCCAAACCGATCTTACCGGACTCGACAAGCCGTCTCCGGTTTCCATCCATATCTGGAATGACCCTCCCTCCGCGTTGCTCTCCGGCAACCTAGCCAGAAGTTCCTTAAACTCTCGGATGGTGAGTGCGCTGCCATCAGAGCAACTATATGGGCCGTATTGAATATCCTTCATCCTAGCACCTTCTTAAGGTAATTTTGTGTCTCGCCCGGCAACTGTCGGCCTTTCCAAAGTTCCATGTACCGGCCCCGGCCCGCATTGTACGAGGCTACGGCACCCCACGTCCCGAACCGCTTCACATAAGCCGCCAACATAGCGCACCCCAGCTTTGCCGAGTGCACCGGGTTCCGCCAGTCGAACGCGCTAGGGTGCCACCCCAGGAACTCGCGCACCAGCTCGTCTTGGTACTGCACGCTGATCTGCATGAGCCCCCGGGCGATCACGACGCGCTGCACCTTGCCGTCGACCACGCGGTCGCGGCGACTCCTGGCCCAGGGCTTGAGCGTCGATTCAGCCCATGCCACGGAGAACGCGAGACCGGGGTCAACGCCGTACTGTCGGGAGGCGTCTAGCAGGGCCTTGAGCACCGTCATCAGTTCGGGTGGCGCTTCGTAGACGTGCTTCGGCGGTGGCGTCGGTGCGGCTGCGGGAGCGTGAACTAGGAGGAGCGCGAGGAGGACGGCGGGGCGGGTCAGTGTTCGGCTCCGGGATGGGGAACGATGCGCAGAATGGTCTCGACGAGTTTCGGTTCCTCACCGCGCTTGAATGATCCGTGGAAACTGTCTCGACTGTCTTTCCCCATGAGGCATCCGAAGGCATAGAGATCGGTGCCAACGGATACACTGAACGCCTTATCTTTGCCCCAGTACCAGCTAACGCAGTAGCCACCATCGCCCTCTAGTAGCACCTCGGGATCGGGCAGTTCTTTGGGTAGGAGCGTCAGGAACTCGACTAGGCGCAGTCTCATGCTCCCCCTCCCTTCCCGGTGTCTTTCGGGGGTGGCGGGAGTAAGCCCTTGAGTAACTGGATGGCTACCCACAGTTCATTCCTAGTATCGGTCGATGAAACCTTTGTCCGCTCCATAGTGACAACGGCGACTTGAATTGCACTCACCCATCCGGCCGCCGCCTCCGTCAGCGATTCCGCAAAGCGGCGTTTCAGGTCGGCGATGTCGTCGAAATCGATGTCCCCTTCCTCGACTGCCTTCAGCCACTCGTCCACGATCTTGTCAGCCTGGGGGGTCATGAGAAAAGCTCCTCTCTGAATCTGTCGACTATCACCTTCTCGCGTTTAGCCATCTCCTCAACGAAAAAGAAGCAGTCGGCGCGGTAAGTCTCGGCCTCGACTTTTGTGGGGAATGAGAAGTTGTATCCCTGGTCATCCTCGACCCGAAAACCAACAGCGCCGTTTGACTCCCATCGCACAATGGGCCACGTTCCAAGCGTCCTGTTCTTGGGCTGACTCACCTTCCACTCTCCTTTGCGGTGTCTGCCGCGAGTTCCTTGATGTGAGAAAGATGCGTTATAGCAACAAAGGCGTCTTGTTCTTCCCCATGCCTTGCTAGATTATCCAACGCGCTCACAGCTATCTCAAGTTGGGCGCGTAGTGATACGATTTCTTCGGCCTGACTGAGGTTGACCAGAAGGATACGCGCGTTGACGGCTTCCAGCTCCGCGATACGCTGGCGGGCGGCGGTGAGGTCGGAAGATCCCGACATCGGCGTCTGTACAGACCGGAGAGCAAGAATAGCCGCCACATTCTCGGGCCACTTTCCATCCTTCTCGCGGACTCGGGGCTCGCTCTTGTCTCCCGTTGCGGGGGTGTCGGGGGTCATGACGGTCTCCGCATATCAGCCAGGGCGCGCGTAAGGTCCATGCTGGCACGCCGGACGGCACCACGGTGCCTAGGTGAATCGTAGGAGTAGATGTGCCCATCGATCTCTCGGTAGTTACCTTTCTCAGCAGACCGCAAAAGGTCTACTCGTTCCATGAACTTTCTCGCCAGCTCGTAGGCGTCGTCAATTGCTACCTTGTTCACCTTCTACCTTCCCTTTCCGCCGGTTGGGGCGGCTGCTTGCTGGTCCGTGTCTAGCACCACGGCTTCGATATGCGCCATGAGCGCCAGGAACTCCCGGCTACCTTCCTTGACGCCTCGGCTGCTCATCCAATCGTTGGCTTGTTTCGCCGCCGCGATCTTGAGTCCGTCCCAGGCGCGGGCCTTCTGGTTGTCAGTCATTCCCCACCTCCCGCTGCATCCGTGGGCGAGTCGGCGAGGGCTTCGCGGGCAAGGTCGGCGGCTATGAAGATAGAATGGACAGCGGGAAACTGTATCCCGGATAGCGCCACACCGAATGCCTCGATGACCGTCCGCCACTTCGCCAGCTTTTCGTTAGCCGCTTCCAATTCCCCGTTGAGCCGTTCGCTGATCTGCGATTGCTCTAGGTAGTTCTCGTTCGCGCGTTCGAGGTCGAGGCGAGCTTCCAAGAGCAGGTGCATGAAGTCGAATGCTCGGTCCAGTGGGTTCCGGTGGAAGTAGTAGTTCATATCGAAGGCGGTGAACGCTTCGGGGCAAAGCCTCTCGATCTCCTCTCTCGTCCAGTCGGTTTTCATGACGGCTCCTTTGCAGACTCGATGCGGGTCACCAGAACTCGGGCGGCATCTACGACAGGCAATATGGGGTCATCGGCATCGAACACCCTGTTAGCCAACACTGGTCCGAAAGCCTTCAACGCCGCCAGCAGCTCGTCGCGGTCTTTCTGGCCTTCCGAGTATCCAGCGTTGTACATATCGCGATCTCGTCTCGTCGGCCCCTTAGGCAACTTCCAGTCTTTCAACTCGCTCATTTCGGTTCCTCCACCTTCACAGGCCAGCGCGCGGCCTTTCTTGCAAGCTTTCTCTCCACCCTGCGGCGCTTAATTTCCTTATTGGCGTGAAATGTGCACATGGGCTTGGGATCGGTATCGATGTCGAACTCGATTCGATATTCCCTAGAACACTTGATGCATTTCTTCGTATTCATGGGTGTTGCACCTTCACCAGCCGCGAAAACCGCTTATCCATAGCAGGCAAACTCCCCAAAGAGTCTGTCCGCAGCTTCACAATATGCCATGTGCGCCTCCTCGGCGGTAGCGAAACATCCCAGGAAGGTTCTCTTGCCTGAGACCTTTATTGAAGCCGCGAATGGCTTAGTCACGCCGCCCTTGTATCGATATACACCCTTAAGTCCGACTTTATTTCTTGAGCTTAGTCTCTGATTGGCGATATTCTGTTGACGTGTTGCCAGCCTAAGATTACAGCGCCTGTTGTCTAGTCTATTGCCATTGATGTGGTCAACATCCATGCCACTGGGTGCGTTAGTGATAACCCTGTGCAGACTCCACCAGAATGACCTCTTATCTCTACGCGTTCCTATCTGTACATATCCACCAGTGTCTATGTGTAGTCTCATCTTGCCTCGGAACAGAGCCCAGTCCTTTTGATCCAACAGGACGTCTCTTCCACTGACCAAGATCATTACAGCACCATCCCCGATACTAGTCTCAGCGGGTATTGCCGGACTACGAGACCCATGAGCGCGGAACGCATCGGGCCTCGATAGCATCTGCTGCAAGTCTTCTAGTGTGTTCATCCTTCTACCACCCTTGTCTTCACGACGTACTCGGGGTACTTCTCTTCCAGCTTGAGGATGTCGGTGCCGTGGAGGGGGGGGAAGCGGGTAGCCTTGAACATCGTGGAACGTGTATCCAGACGAACCAACCAGCCGTTCCCCTTCACACCGGGGCACCTGTCCACGATGTTCCAAGGATACTTCCTGATGCACTCCGAGACGGGGTAGATATAGCCTTCTACCAGTCCAGGAGCGCCCGCCGCTATCACGCACACCACCGGCTGACCCGGGACAAACGGCGGGGTCATGGGGTCACCTCCTGCCAATCGAGCTTTGACAAAGCAATGCGCATAACGGGATCAGCTGACTCCGGGAAATCCTCGTGATTCATAAGCTTGATACCGCGCCTGAAGCTGGGCCAGGTGGTATCGGGAATCATGGAGGTAAACCGCACGTAATTTTCATACGCTCCCACAACGCCAACATGGGCAACATTGGACCACCATTCAACACAGTACTGCACTTCACCAACCGAGAACTGAATGTTCCGACTGAATCCGTACTTATCAAACTGGACCATTTTTGGCGAACAGTCTTCTTTTTCGAGAATGCTGAACATCTCTTCAATGCTCTGAATCATCTCCTCACCTCCCTAACGCTCACCACCCGTCCCCCGACATGCTCAGACTTCCGCAGAGCCGACGCGGAATCGGGGAACCGCTTCGCAAAGTCGAGGTCAGCAGTCCATCCCGACTCGTCCGCGAACCGATGGCCAAGCTCGACCACGTAGGGGCCACCGGACAGCGTGTCAACGCGCTCCTTGCGGTCAGCGTCCACGAGACCGGAGAGAAGCACCACGATAGTGAGGCCGAGGGCGGCAAAGATGTAGTAGAGAGTGGGGTGAGCTTTCACGGCAGCACCTTCATGTCTCTTTTCCCGAAGCACACTGTGCAAAGGTTCTCACCGTCCATCTCGATCCACGTCTGCATGCATTCGTTGGTGCAGAAATGAACAAGAACTCCACACTGCGAGCACTCGACGTTCTGATTTGATAGATAGTGCTCCTCCGGCAGTTCGTCGGTAATGTGGCTATGAATCAGTGGCTCGTTCACGTCGTCACCTCGGGCTTGCGGTCGCACTTGACGAAATGCCATTCTGTGGTGCGATTGAACATGCAACTAGAACACGCACAAGACCCGACATGGGCACCGTCAAACCTGCGGTCGGGCCATTTCTTAGGGTTCTCGCTAGCTTGGATAGATCCGCCGTGTGGGCACGGCGTCTTAGAGCGGTCTCCATCGCGTGTGTATTCGATGCGCCGGGCAAAGAGCATGTGCTTGGGCTTCACGACGTCACCTTCGGCACGTACCCGCAGGGCAACTTGAGCCCCGTCTGCGTCAACTCGCGGTCCATCGCCTTGACGAGCGTCACGCCCGCGTAGTGGCCACGGCTTCCCTTGCGACCCGTGAGGTAGAGAAACTCCATGAAGGCGTCGGCCTCTTCCTCGCCCATGATCGCGTCACACCTGATCACCGTTGTTTTCTCAGACATTTTCTACCCCTGTCACGCCTTGAGATACGTTTGCTGACCAATGATTACCAGGTGCTCGGATCCGTCATACTCGGTGATCTCGAATGCCTCACCCTCGGGAACCCAATACACGGCCAATCCATCAGCGCCCCCGAAATAACCATCCGGGCAGAGTTCGTTCGCCCTCGAAATGAGCGCGGCATAGTCGTCCTTTTCCACGGCCTCAACCAACTGCCGGTCAAATACCATATCCTCACATGAGCTATTCCAGGTATACCACCCAGCCCCAAAGCCGGGACTTACCAAGACGGCCACCTTACCATCGCGGATAACCTTGTCCATTTTCACCTCCAGCGGTTGTTTTTCCGACCTATACAACCAACGTGCCACGGAATGACGAGAGTCCGACTCTCATGCTTTCGCACCATCGGTTTAGCAAACCGCGCCCGATCCCCTCGGGTTGTCCATTCCAAAAACGGAGTGCAGAGGTGTCGATCCCCCGCGCTTTCGCGTGCATCCCGGTTTTCAAGACCGGTTGGCGAGCCGTCGCCGTACACTCCATGCCCGCGTTTCACGCATCGCGGCGTTGCGAGTTCCCCTCCCTAGTTACGACGCGAATCCGATGAGCAGAAGCCACGCCAGCGCCATCATCAGGAATGCGGCCACGATGCTCACCACATATTCGAGCTTTTTCATCAACCCTCCGTCACATATCAGTTTAACGGAGTCTGACGAAATGTCTAGGGGATCCTGAGCGAGTTTACAATTCTGGACTTTGCGGATGGGTGGTGGTAGGAAAGTGCTAGTTAAGTCCTAGAGAACCGACCATGATACATCAAAGACGCTTCTTCATATGCCGAGGCGGCGACGTCTTTTGGCGGGATGGGGTACTCCCGCCGAGCCTTGCAAAGCTCCCGACTATCTTCATTATCTCATAGGACCCAAAAATTAGATAGCCCACCGTGGGGACAGTGGGCATGTAGTCAGACGGCGAAGGGGATCAGACGACCTTCACGCCATCCCGGTCCGCCAGAACAGCCAGCTGATTCCCCGCCATCTTGAGTTCGTCTGCGTGCTTAGACAACACCCCCTCGTGCCTCTCTAGGGTGTTGTCGATTTCTCGGAGCTTCCCACCCTGCTCGTCGAGCTTGCTCTTGTGCTCGTCTGACCGTGTCCACTGCTTGTCAACCTTGGTGTCCAGACGGCCTACCGCGACCGTAACCCGGTCAATCGAGATCGCCAGTTTCCAGATGATGCCGCCAAGGGCAATAGCGAAGCTAGCCAGCCCAACCCACGTTCCGATCATTTCCATACAGACTCCTTTTGGTTCCTCTTGTTGCTCATTCCCAAGGTCCCCACGCTTGCCAATAGACCGGGTAGACTGCGGCATTGTCAGACATCCACACATTGACAGCAAACCCAGTGGCGCTAACTGGGTTAGATCCTGATCGATTCGATAAAAAGGCTGAACCGACAGTCAGGTTTTTAGGGCCTACGCTTATTGTCACAGACAGTGGAGCGCTGGCGAATGGCGTGGGAAACGTCACTACAGTGTCAGTGCTGGAATAGTAGTTCGGCGAAAACAGAGTATTTGTTGTCACGGTAGTCGAGCCGCATTGCATCATCAAACCGCCTGGGAACTTTATGTATCTACCGGTCGCGGTGGAACCCTCGACGGGATAGGCCCCATCGGCGGCGGATCGAGCCTCATCAGCAGAAGTTTGTGCATTGCTGGCGGCGGTGGAAACAAGATTGGCCTTGGCTAGGAGATCCAGTGCGACCTTATTGATCTCAGTGAGGGAGTTATCGGCGGCTAGAAGCGTCCCTGTGAATCGGTCGCCCATCAGACTTGACCCCAGCCCTTGGCATTCTCGTTCAGGGCTCCGACCACTCCTGTACCGCTCATGTCAGGCGGGGGCGCTGTAGGGCCGCCTAGAGGGGCTATGGGTTGATTCCCTGGAGGTGGGCCATCTTTCCACACCATTGACTGTACCGAGGCCATCACGGCGGGCGTGAACTGAGGGCCAGACTTGGGCTTTTCCTGCGTCGGCATGGGCGCGGGAGGCGGTTCCATGGGAGCATCTGGCGCTCTCTGTTCGGGGGACGGCTGAAGCCCGAAGGTCTTGGTCAGGAGTCCCTTGATATCTCTGGCCATTAGACCACCCCCACATCTTTCAGATCTTGGAAGTTTAGCCCATACTTCGGGGACGTCAAGAGCGTGTCCAGAAGCGCCGGGTTTTCACGGACCAGCTTCAAGTCCCGGTCAACGTCCTTGGTCGCGGAGGCGACTTTGTTCACGTCGTGCTCGGCGGCGTTGTCAATCATGATTCTCCGAAGCGCCTTGAACTGGTCACCAGCTATGAACGGCAGTCCGAAACCCGATTCCGTGATGGCCTTCCCGGGTTTCCCATCCTGGCTGAGTTCCAGTTGCCCCACCGCGATCTTGTCATTGTACCTACGGATGTACTTCCTCTGAGCTTCGGGGTCGCCGATGTACAGGAGTTTCGCCGTTGCTTCGGGGTTCGTGAAGTTGTTGGTTTTCTCAAGGACTGTCTGCAAGAACGCCTGAGGGTCGCGATCATAGTAGTACCGGGTGTAGATGTTCTGGAGGTGGGCCATCATCTGAGGCTTGATTTCCGTGGCCATCTCCTGACGCGCGGATTCAATGTCCTCGGGGAGCGCGGTCTTTTCGAGGTCGGCGGTGATCTTGCGCTCACCCTGGACGCTCTCGGGTTCCTTGTCCATGGCCTTGACCGTAGACGCGGCAACCTTGCCAGCCAGAGGCGCGGCCTTCTCGGCGGCAATCTCCGTACCCTTCGCGCCCAGTTGGACGGCCTTGCTCATGATGCCTTCGTTCGTGAGGACTTTCGAGCCCTCACGTCCCAGCCTCGACAGCAGAGCGTTGGCCCCACCGGCAAAAGCCTTCGGAGCCAGAGACCCGGCTAGTGAAGCCATGACGAGGTTGCCGACGTTGATGTCCTGGCCCTGGGAAAGATCCGAGGTAGCCGAAGTACCCGCACCGATAGCGGCCCCTGGGAGGCTCTGAGAAGAGAGCTTGGTGAGAATGTCGTTGATCTCACCCTTCTCGAACGTCGGCGAACCGCCCGTGAAAATCTTGTTCAGGCTGGTGGCATCCTTGGCTTCCTGCTGAATCCAGGGCTGGAGAACTTTCCACTTGTGCTTTGCCGCAGTCAGGACTTCAGGAGGGAGTCCGGAGTTGTCGGCAATGAAGTCGTCGACCTTGCTCTTGATGGCGGTTGCCACGCGCGCCATGGCCCTGTCGTCCACGTTCTGACTCACCATGCGGTCGCGGGCGAACTTGCCCAGACGGTTGCGGATGGCCCCAGGGTTTGAGGTGGTGGCGATTTCCTTGACGGCCTTTGTGAAGTAGTCCTCGGCGGCGGGGACTCCCATCTCCGTTACCTCGGTCAGGAGTTCGCTGTCATCGTCCAGAGTCTTAGCAAGGGCCTGATTCCACCCAGCTGGCGCGTTCTTGCGGAAACCTGCCTCGACGTTTTCAAAGTCGTCCTGGGCTTCCTTGAGCAGCGCAGAAAACCCGCGCTTCCCGGTGATCCCGCGATCACGGACCATCTGAGCGACGTCGCCGATATATTCCTCGGCGTTGTTCGTCTTGCTCAAGGCGGTTTTCAAGCCGGACTGCTGAATCGCACGACGGAGAGACCGGGTATCAACGCCGACACTCGAAAGCACCGCCTTATTCGCCAGCTCACGGAGTTCGTTTCCAGCGTATTCCGCGCCACCCTCACCCGTCCCACCCTTCAGGGCTCCCTCGGGGAGGAGTTTCGACGCAATGCCCTTGATTGCCCCACCGGCCACGCCACCAAGCGCGATACTGCCCGGAAGATCCTCGATTTCCTCGTTCCCGGTGGCGACCCTCACGAGACCTTGTTCGGCAGCGGTACCAGCACCCTGCAAAGCGCCCTGGCCGACAGCCTTCAGACCTTGTGCACCCTTCTCACCACCCGCTAGCACCTTGGCCGCGTCCAAAAGGGCGTTGCCGGTCTTGACCGCACCAGCTCCACGAGCCGCAGTGCCCAATCCCTTGACGACAGCACCGCCAGGAATGAACGCGGAGCCCACGAGCCCCGCCCCTTTACCGATGTCCGATGCCAACTTGTGTTCTGCCCGGAGTTGTTTGAGCTGGTTGTACGCGCTGTTAGGGTCAGTCTCGCCAGCGAACGTCTTGACGAGGAAATCGGGAAGGCCGAGAAGACCCTCGTTGGCCGCAGAGTACGAACCGGCTCCCAGGTTGCCCCAGAAGTCGGTTTTCTGAGGAACAGCGGGCTCCTCGGGCAGAGGTGTGGGAGAATCAGGAATCAGTATCTTGGCCATGGCTACCTCTTAGCGGGGATCGACCCAAGCCCCACGGGGTCCCCAGTTGGTACGAGTCCACCACCTCGGCCAGCACCGATGAGCGCGATCTGCAAGGCATTGTCTCGGGATGCCTTGTTCTCTGCGGACTGTTTCTGATACAAGAGCGTGGCCGCTTCCTTCTCGGCTTCCGTCGCGGCCCGCGCCAGGGCGTCGGCGTGCTGGCGGTCCAGTTCGGCCTGGGCACTCTGGAATCCCTGCTGGGCGTCGAGGTAAGCAATCTTCCGTTGAAAGTCCGATACCTCGTCCTCTTTCTGCTGCCCCCGGGCCTTCTCGCGACCTGGTGCGGTGTCTTTCATATAGTCGAAAGCCCTGCCCTGTGCGGCGGCATTGTAGCCCCCCAAGGCCGAGGAGATGAGGCCAGCGATTCCCTTCCCGGTGTCCTTACCAAGAGACAAAACCTTGTCCCAGAAGCCGGGTTCAATCTTGGTCCCGGGGTCGTTAGGGTCTCCGTCTCCGGTGTACTGAGGAACGGGAGGTTCCCCGGCCATGTCGGGGATAGCGGCGGGAGCGATTTCGACTGGAGCGGGGGCGGATGGCTTGGCGACCTGAGGCGGAGCCATGGGGGTAACCTCCGGCACTGTGGGTGCAGGGGCAACCGTAGCGGGCGCGGTGAGATTCTTGCGAGCGCCCGCATACTCTAGAGCGGTCCCGGGGGACATGCGCTTTCCAGTCCTGGCGATCCACTCGTCATAGGTTTCGATTTCGTCTTGAGGGGCAGCGGCAGGCTTCCCACCGATGAGACCCCCGGAGAGAGAATAGGGCGACGAGACAGGCAGGGACTTCAGGAGTTCCGGGCGCGGCTTGGCTTCGGGAGTTCCGGGGACTGCGGAGCCTGCCCGGTACTGGGCATAGTCAGCCCTCGACTTGGCGCTATTCGTGAGCCCCTTGGTCTTCAGCCAATCATCGTAGTTCTCGGCCATCACGATCCGCCTTTGAGCTGCTGCTCAAGCTCAACCACACGTTGGGCGAGCTGCACCAGAAGGTTGGTGTTGCTCATGGTCTGCTGTTTTGTGTCGACCATCTTACCCGCAGGCGTGTCGACCACGTTGTCCTTCATATCAGTCTTTTCCAGGTCTTGCGCCAGGACACCTTCCCACTTCTTGCTCGGGTCTTCCCCAGACTCAGCCTTATAGTTGAACGAAACGGGCCGGACCTTCTTCACGAGGTCGTCGATGCTGTTCTTCTTCGCCCCCTTGTCGATGAGTTCCTTCAGACGCTCGTCGGAGAAAAGGTAACTCGATACGCCCTGAAGCAACCCGCCGCCCTGTTGGGCTGACTGCGCTCCCTGGTTGGCCAAGCTTTGGCCGCCCGACAACCGTGCGTTGATTCCCGTGGCAGTCTGTGAGGTTCCGAGCCCTCCGATGCCCTGGTAGGCATTCTGCGCCAGTTGCTGTTGCTGGGCACCCTGGCCCGCGAACTCTGCGGTAGCCCGACCGTACCGATCACGCGCAGTATTGAGCGCGTCCCGCAAGGAGCCAGAATAGACGTCTCCGGCCTGCTGACCAGCGGCTAGAGCGGCGGCACCACGGTTCACCCCTCCGGTCCTGATCGTTCCCAACGCTCGCCGTGCGGCTTGGGTAGCGCTTTCCTGGGCTTCCTGACCCGCCTGACCCTGTGCGGCGGCGTTCGCCTTGGCCATGTAGTCGGCGGCGTTCGCCCCCATGGACTCCCGAGCACCTCGGTTGTAATACCCTCCGAGGTCGGCAGCCTCTCGGCCCTGGTCGGTCAGCCCTGTGATCGCGGTTCCGGTAGCGGCGAGACCCTGATCCGCAGCCGCTTTACCCTGCTTCATGGCCTCTTTCTGCTGTTTCTCGGCAGAGTTCTGTTTGCTCCCGGTGAAAAACTCGGCTATGTCTCCAAAAAGTCCAGCCATTTACTTACTCATTCCTTTGCGGATGACCGCTTCGGTTTCCTCGTCGAACAGTATAGTTAGAGAAAGGAGCAAGACCTTGTTTTGACAGCTAATACTAATAGCATTCGCTAGGCCCCGCTGGTACTTCGGCTGGAACCTGACCCGTGCGTACCCGTTTTCGTTGTAGTCGTCGGCGTTCACCTGCTGGAACTCGGTCTGCGTGTATTCCTGGTCCTGGTCAAAGCTGTCGTGAGTCCATTCGATCATCAGCGGCTCTTTGACGACGCTGTGGATGGCGAGAACCATGGACCGGATAATTGACCGCTTCGTGTCCGAAACCCCGTAGTAGCTGGTCTGGTAGACCAATGGCACAACGGTGCTCGTCCCGTCGAGGGCCGCATAGGTGTACTGCCACTGGCCTGCGTTGTTCCCGATGACAATTCCATCCACGGTATCGTAGAGCCGCAAGGTTGCCTGATCCGCCGCTTTGTCGTTCTGGGAAATCACGCCATCCCTGATCCAAATGACGGTGGTTTCAGTCTCAAGAACCAAGGCGTTGTCCCGAACGGAGAATAGCCCCTGAATGATGTCCGGCGTCTCGGTGAACCGCTTGTACTTCGCCATGGCCCGTCCGCCGTCGAAGGTGTAGATCGAGTTGTCAAACCGGGAAAGGAAGTACACCGCGGTTGGGGCACCCGCTACCAGCTCCATACCGTCAGCCGCAGCGACCTTGTCGAGGGTCTGGATTGCTAGAGTTGCTTGGTCTAAGGTCAGGAGGTAGACGAACTTGCCGTCAAAGAGGTACTGATTCCCGAACAGCAGGAACCCCTTGTAGCTTCCGGTGATCTGGTTTCCGATCTGGTAGCCGTCGTAGTCGGGCTCGAGGATGATCGTGGTCCCGGTGATGTTGAGGACTGCCAGGTTGTACTCTCCACCGATGGCCGATGGGATGACGATACTTGAAACGTAGACGGTGTTCGCCTTGTCGGGAACCGTGACTTCCTGGCCTGTTCCGGTCGTAGAGAACGAGTAGATCCCATCAAGGTAGGTGTCAATCAGGTACGTCGGGTTGATGGACAGTTGCGACGGCAACCGGTTCCCGATGATTTGGATGTTCACTGAGGTCGGGGTGGGAATGGAAATCAGCTTCTCGCCCGTGTCGATGCCGTTGGAGTACTTGCCCTGAAGGATAGAAACAACCCGGGTAGCCGTCAGACTGGGCGCGGCAGTCGAATTGAACAGCATTCGGCTATTGTAGTCGGCGCTTCCGAGTTCCATTGTGCGGGTGCGGGTGTCGTATAGGTTCAGCGGGGAAATCGTGTTCAGCTTGTAGAGGTTGTTCGACAGCTTCTGAATCAGGGTAGCAGGGGTCTGAGAGATCACCACAATGAACCATTTACCGCCGAACTGGTAGAGAACCGTGGAGTCGCCTTGGATCAGCGGGGCATAGGTGTCGTCAAACTCTCCCACGTTCGTCAGGAGCGTGCCCACGGCATCGGACGCCACGCCGTCTAGAGCAGCGACAGAAAGCGTGCCTTGGATGCCCGAGGTCTGATTAGTCCCCGTCCAGAGCGTGCGAATCTCGAAAGGCACGGTAGGTGCGAGGCCGTAGGCGTTGGTCAGCTTCCCGTACGCGAAGATGTTGGTTTCGGTGTTCGGCTGCCCGATGGTGATTTGCGCGGTCGGGTTAGCGTGATCCACTTGGGGAGCGTAGAACCCGAAGACGTCGGTAGCGGATGAGGCTTTCGTGAACAGCGCGTCCACGTAGTTGTATCCGAGGTTATACGGGTCAAGGACGTCGTCTACCCCCGTCAGAGTCGTCGGGTACTGCTGAGTGCTGGTGAAGGTCACGAAGTCCGTGTAACCCACTAGTGACACTCCATAGACCCCGCTAGCGTCGAACCTGGGGGTTTCAGTGATGATATGCCGGGTAACCCCTCCCGAGACCTGGGGGACGGGGAAGCGAGCGTGCAGGCTGACCACCGCTAGAGTGGCGTTGTTGAGAATCCAACCTTGGTTGAGGTTGTTGTTGATGCTGACGACGAGGTATAGGCCGTTCTCGTATCGGTAGACATAGACATACCCTAGCGTCGATTGACCTGTCAGGAGATTGGAAACCACGCTACCGCCCGAGGTGTAGAACGGAGTAAACACGCCTGCCGAGGTCATGGAGTTTTCAGCACCGCCAGCGGAGCCAATCCACAGGAGCGAGTTGAGGACGCCGAGCGCTGTGATGTCCACAGCCCCCACTACGGTCTGATTGTTGTAGACCCCGGTACCCGTGCCCGTGCCGTCGTAGTTTTTCCAGTTGGTTCCGTCCCAAGACGCGAGCAAGCCCGTTGCCGCGCCGAAGACGTAGGTCGTCCCGAACTTGGCAATGGCGTTGATCTGGTTTGCGCCCACGGCTGCCGCGTTGTTGGAAAACCCCGAGCCCGAGTTGTAGTTGTTCCAGGCGGTACCGTTGTAACTGGCGATCTTACCGAGGGCCGAGGCGATGACGATGAGGCTTGTATCGGTTAGGATGGCCGTGATGCTGTCGGTACTGACGGCTGTGGCGTTGTTGGAGATCGGGACCGGGTTGGCTGGCAGGGACTGCATGGCGCTGTATGGAGCTGTTCCGTTGCTCATGGTGATAAATCTGCCCCTGCCACTCCCGCCGCCCCTAACACAAGCCCATCCACCAGCCGGTACGCTCGGGGTAGTTCTCTGAGTCCATGTAATCCCGTCGGGGCTCGTGGTGATAGCCGTTGTAGTACTGTTGGTATTAGTGACTAGAACAAAGAGCCCATTGTAGGCCGCGATGTCGGTCCATGTACTGCCGCTCGGGCTTGATGCCGGGACCGTTCGGCTAACCCAAGTAGCCCCGTTGTTTGTGCTTGTGTAGGCCGTTCCAGCCGCCCCGGTGGCCGTACCATTAGCAGCCGCAAAGGTACCGTTGGAGAACGCTAGCCCTCTGCCATTCGGACCGGTTCCGGTATGGGTCGTCCACGTGATCCCATCTATGCTCGTCAGCCACGTGCCGCCACCGATTACCACGAGCGTCCCATTGCCCCAGGCTATCCCAGTCGCTGTTATGGAAGCCGTAGTTCTCTGAGTCCATGTGATCCCGTCGGGGCTAGTCCAGATAACATTTGTCCCCGCGTTTCCGTTAACAAGGACGTAGAGCCCTAGCGTGTCGGCGTAAACGCCCTCTCGGAACGTGGCCGAGCTAGCGCCGATGCTCCTCGCGGTCCAAGTGATACCGTCAGGGGAGGTCATGACCGTTGAAATACTCGTCCCTGACTGAGCGGCAACGAACTGCCCGCCCCCATAGAATATTCCGGCCCAGGAGGCAGAAGCGGACGATGCCGGAGTGGTTCTGACGGTCCAAGTGATGCCATCGGGAGATGTCTCTATGCCGGAAGTCTGAGACGATCCATTTATGGTAACAGCCCATAATCCGTTCCCGTAGGCCATTCTAACTTGGGTGTTTGAGGGCGCAGTTGAGTTTGACACCCATGTCGATGCATCAGTGGTCGGTGAGTTTATGCCAGCACTGCTGGTCCATCCCCAGTCCCATGACCCCAGGAGTCCGGCAGCCCCAGCGACCAGAATAACTTGCTCAGACCCCGAGACATAGATGCTCATGGCCCGGATGTCTCCTGATCCGATCAGTGTAGCGTTGGACGTGGGGGCCGGGTAGTCTCGCCCCGTTATGACAGTCGTCTGACTTCTGGTGTAAAGATATTTCGTGGAGCCATCAATAGAACCCATTCGACCACCAGCACCACCCACGACAAGAAAAGTCTGCCAGACCACCATAGCGTTGATTTGGTTGGAGCCGATCAGGGTAGCGTTGTCGCTAGGACCTGAGCCGGAGCCAGAAGCATCGTAATTCTTCCACGAGGTTCCGTCGAATGACCCAAGGCGTCCGCCTTCACCTCCGACCGCAAACCCGTTTCCGAAGGCCGCGATGGCGAAGATGTCATTGGTCCCCATCACGGTGCCATCGTTGAAAGGCCCGAGACCGCTCCCTGACCCGTCGTAGTTGCGCCACGCCGAACCATCGAACGAACCCACGCGCCCGTTGTCGCCAGCCACGATCAGGATGCCACTGAGGACCAGGCAACACCGGATAGCGTTGCCGGTGCCGAGAACCGTGGTAGAAGCGAGGGAGGTAACGATGGTCTGGCTCGGGGTCGACTCCTTGAGGATCACCAGCTGGTCGCCAAGGCGGAGGGCGAACTCCTGGTCGTCGACATAGTGGACCGGCTGGTACCGGACGAAGTTGAAACTCGAAAACAAGGGGATGTAGTCCACGAGGTTCACAAAGACGACGGTCCGGGAGTGCAACAGAAGGTTGTCAAAATCGTACTCGCTGATGGTCACGGTGTCGCCCACGAGCTTGCAGGTGATGTAGGTCCCGTCAGCGGTGAGCATGACGTCGTCGAAGCCCGCGACAGACACCTGGCGTTCGATGCCCCACGACGACAGGAGCCCGACTTGCGACCCGTCCGAGCTCAAGGAGTTGAGGTCAGCGTCGGAAGTGGTCTGGACCAGAAGGGTCTGACCGTCCTCCGTGACAAAGGCGTACTCGTTCGCGGGGTTCAAGACTTCAGTTTCGTAGAGGTTTTCGATACCGCCCTGACGTTCGATCCCCGTATTCCGAAGGGCGGGAGCGTCTGACCCGTACTCCCAAATGTCTTGATTGACCGAGTCGGTATTGATGGACGTTCGGAGACCGATAGCCCCCGGGATGCCGACGTTGGCCATCAGTACCAGTACCCGAGGCTGTCGCCGTAGTAGTTGTTGATCCGCGAAAACTCGTACTCGTCCTGCTTGTTCACGCTCGCGAACCGCTTCCAGAGAGTGGCGATGGTCGGATCGATCACGCCCATCCTATCTTTGTCCGAGGACTTGCGCGCGAATGCGTAGGCGGTAGTGTAAATCATGATTTCGTTGACTTCGTTGGTGGGGTAGCTGAAGGCATAGTCCAAGATGAGGCTGAGGGCTTCGATGGTCTCGCTCGTCCTCGTAGGAAGGTAACCTGAGTCGTTCACCTGGCCCGCATACAGCACGTCGGTGTAGATCACGTCTCCCACGGTCAAGGCAAAGGCGTCATCAAAGGAAACCGCCATCAGCGTGTTGGAAACCTGAATGTAGACCGCCCCGTCAAACTGCCTGATGGCAGTGGCCGCCTGCGTAGATACGACAAGGTTGTACGCCACGAATCCGGAACCGGTGATGTAGAGAGAAAGACCGTTGAACAGTTGAAAATCCGTGGAAGCCACAGGCAGAGGGCTGATGCTGCCGCTTCCGTCAGGGTTGACTCGGAAGGTCTGCGTAGCGGTCGAGTAGTACACGAACCCGTCCTGAATACCGAAGTTCACCACGCCGGTACCGACAATCGCGGCGGGAACCAAGGTCGCGGTGAAGTTGGTAGGCGCACGGTTCAAGGCCCCGGTGACGGTGTCAATCCAGAAGAGATACCCCCCGTAGTACCGGAGGCTCGTGATGGCGTTGGTCGAGGTGTACAGGAGAGTATCGACCCCCGACTTCTGGTTCGTGGCACGGATGGTCTTGGCCGTGGTTAGGATGTACGCGAGGACGCCTTCAGACTCAACATAGGCCCCCGGCTGGTAGTCGGGCAGGGAGTAGGCAGGAACCGACGTTAGGAACTCCAGAGGGTCTTGCGGGAGTGTGATGGTGGGGGGAGGAGTGTAGTAGTCCACCTTGATCTCCGGGACCATCCCCAGCGGGCAGACAATCCAGAGCTTGGTGTTCTTCATGCGGTACATGGGAACGGCGGGTTGCCAGTCCCGTTGGGCAATCGCAAACTTGTCCATGGGACGCCAAAGGTTTCCGGTGTTCCAGCTCACCGTGCGGAGCTTGTAGAAGTCGTCAGGGAGAGGCACGAGGTAGGCGTTCTGGGAGTTGGGGTCTTGGTAGCTCGACAGAAGGGGAATCACCGTCTCAGTGATCCAGTAATCCGAATCGCTTTCGGTGTACCGGGAATACAGTTCCCGCCACGACTCATTGAGAAGGTCGACCTCGTCCTGATAGCTGATGTTCTTGGTCTCCTGGAGGTCGGCCACGCTCCTGGCCTGACGGATGATCGAACTTGCCGTGAAATCCATGGTTCCCCTCACTGACAATAGTTACTCGGTGCCCAGAGCTACCGCAGAAGTATTAGGGCAAAAAAATCCCCTAGCGGGATTGCTAGGGGAAGTAGAGGAGGTTTCAGCCTTTCAGCTGACGAAGTTGATGACGCAGCACTTCGAGGGGTTGTGGACAACCCACTGGCCGTAGAGCTGGATGATGACCTGCAAGGCCGGACCGGTCGTGGTGTTCGCGCCCGGCTGAATGGTCAGGTAGTCGTCGATCAGCCAGTTGTAGTTCAGCTCGGGAGCCTTGACGCTGTCCAGAGCTTCCTTGCCGGGCTGGTTCTCGGGGATACCGTCCTGAATCGGGGTCTCCGAGTTCGTCAGACACGCCATCTCCAGCGTGTCCTTTTCCAGGATGTAGCCGAGGAACGTGGGGCAGAAGGGATCGTCCCAGACCTGGTCAACCCACGAAGTACTGAAAGCGTACTTCATCTGGCTGATGCCCTTGGCAACCTCGTTCTTGTTGATCGAGCCGCCCGCGTTGATCGACTGCCAGAGGGTAGTCTGCGCGTTCAGCTCCTGGATGATGGAGTTGTACAGCGAGGAGTTGATGACCAGCATGTCGGGGAGCCCGCCAGCGTTGCGAACCGCTTCCACGCCGCGCACGATGGCATCCGCGTACTTCTCGGAACCGCCGACGTTGCGGAGGATGAACTGTCCGGCAGCGCCTTCGACGTTTACCGAGCGGTCGACACCGAAGAACACGGTAGCGATGTAGGTATCCCAGGTACCGCCAGTACGGTTGCCGATGGTCGGGAGCCACGCGGTCAAGCCGACAGGCAAGAGCGGAGTCGAGCCTGAGCGGCAGCCGTCCAGCTCCACCCAGTCGGTGGCCGCGACAGCGCCGATAGCGGTGTCAGAGGTGAACGTGACCGAAAGGCCGTTGAGCTTCGTGACGGTACAGATGCCGGTACGGAGCGTCGAGGAAGGAAGGGCGCCGTTGGTGATGCTGAACCGCGAGCCGTAGGACAGTTTCCGAACCAAGGTCTTGTCGGTGAAGGTGACGGTGTTTGCGCCCGAGGCAATCGTCGGGGTACCGCCCACCTGGCCGATCTCACCGAAGCCCGAGCCGTACAGCGAGGTAGCGGCGAGCTTGCGGAACGAATCGAGGCCCTGCGCCATGCGGTTGACCGCAACGGGCATATAGGCACCACGGACGTTCATGGAAGCCTGGACTTCCTGGTTGGTGACGAAGAAGGTGGAGAACAGGTAGCCGTTGGTGATGGCGAACTCCACGTTGGGAGCCGAACCAATGGCGGTCGAGTTGGTCGTCGAAACGATCAAGTTGCCCGAGGCGTTGCCGCCGTTTCCAAGCAACAGCGGTACGTTGTACTGCTTGCCGCCGATGCGGGTCTTCGGGATCATCTTGACCACGGGCGAGTTTCGGAAGAACACGTCTTCCGGGGATTTGTCGGTATACCAAACCTTGTAGATACCGAGCAGGTTGCTGTCAGCAGTGACGGCCATGTGCTACTCCTTAGTACGGGCTGCTCTTGCCCGAGGCTTTGTTCTTGGCCTGCATTCCCCTGATCTTCTTCATCAGGTTCTCGTCAGGCGCATTGTCGTCACTCTCCACAGTGACCGTGCTAGTCTCAACCGAAGCCGCCTCGGGCGCTTCTTCCACAGCGGGTTCCTCGGGCTTGGCTCCCTCGGGAATCGACCCACGGAGCTTCATCAGCTTTTCCCCGATGCTGGTAGCGGCTCCGGTGATGCTGGCAAGCTCCTTCTCGTCGTTCCACTCCGGGTCGCCGCCCCGCGCCTCTTCAATCAAGTCATAGAGCGACCCGAACAAATCGGAGTCCGGCTCCAGCTCCTTGATCGCGCCCATGTGCGGCTCGAAAAGATGCCCGTACTTGTCCTGGATTCCCTTGACTCCAGTGGTGCGAAGGTTGCCCTTGTAGAGCTTCTCCACACCGCCGATCAGGTCGTCCATGACCACGCACTCCAGCTTCTGGAGCCGGTCTTCCAGCTCCTCAACCTTGCCGATCAGCAGCTCGATACACTTGAGTACCGGGTCCATCTGCTCGGCGTCCTGCTCCGCGTCGGGATGTCCTTCTCCGCCTTGATACTTGGCGATCAGTTGCATCAGAAGCTCATCCTTTTCCTGCGGGTTCAATCCTGAAAGATCCATGCTCTACTCCTATAGTTCAGCCGGAACGAGAGCTGGTGCTACGGGTTCGGCGGGTTGGGGCTCGGGGGGCACAATGCCCACCATCTGGTCAATCAAAGCGGGGTCGGTGTTGGGGAATCCGGCGAGGATCATGGCCTTAGCCGACTCTGGCGACAGTTCGCCCATGCGGACCTTCACGACGGTATCGGCCAGAGCGGTAACCTGGGCTCCATTCATGGCGGCATCCTGAACAGGAGCCGTGTCGACCGGAGGAGGCAGCGGGGGCTGCTGGATTTGGTTCTTCTTCCCGATCTGCTCCATGACCGCGTCGAGGAGTTCCTGGAGCCGCTTAAGAATCGCCGGATCCTCGTCCACGCTGTCGAGCTGAAGAAAGGTATTGACCACTTCAGTCAGGAGCATTTGCAGGTTCACGATGGGCGCGAAGTCGGTTTTCCCGTCATCAATCGCCCGCTCGATCACCTTCCGGCAGTTGTCGTAGCTGGCGGTGGCGACGTTGTACGCGCCTTCAAGGTCGGGGAGCTGGAGAAGTTGCGCCGCCATCGCGGGGTTGATGATGCCCTGCGCCTGAAGCTTTTCGATCTGCGCCATCTTCGTTTCAGGGTCTTTCGACAGCACCGAGGCGAGGGACGACGTCAGGGAGAAACTGTCGAACTCCTTGACGATTTCGGACCACTTCACTTTGGCGCGGTTGACGCGGCTGGGCAGAATCTCGTGCCCCTTGGGGAAGCACCGGATCATCTTCACGTAGATGGTCTTCTGGAGGAGAATGACGTTGTCGAGAACCGCCTGGAACCGCTCGGACTCGACATCCTGCACCGAGTCGAGCATGACGCCGGACTGCACATTGCGCGGGATTTTGGACTGCGCGGAAATCTGGCTGATCCCTTCCTGCTCGAACGCCTCGTCTTTGAAGAACCGGATCATGTCCACGTACTGCTGATCGATGGCCGGGGGCGTGGAAACCACCACCTGGCCGTCTGTCATGTCCATCTGGACCACGTTCCCCACCCGGTTGGAGATCATCTTCGACAGGGCTTGGTTCGGGTTCTGGGCGTTCGGGTTTGTCGAACTCACCAGGCCCGGAACGAAAATGGTGTTCGCGGGCGAGAGTTCCAGCGCGTCATGGACCCGGCGAAGCGTGGAGTCAATCTGGCGCTGATTCGGGTAGCAGTTGTCCATGACCGAGTTCGAGTACAGACCTTTGATGGGGTCCGAGTAGTAGAACAGCGCGAAGGGGATTTCCTCATAGTCGATGTCCTGGACCTCGGCGGTATACGGTCCGATGAACAGGTACTTCTTCTTTCCGAGTATGTCCCAGTAATGACGAACCGCCGCCTTCCGCGACGGGTTGGTCTCGAACTCCTTGGTAATGTCCCACTCGGGTTTCAGCTTGTCCTTGATGAGCCCAACCGGGTATTCGTCGAAACGAAGCATAGCCCGCTTGGGCTCGCCGTAGTTCAATTCCGCCGGGTCGACATAGAACTCCCATGGCCTGACGCGCTTGGTACTCTGGGTGTCGGGGTCGATCCATACGACGCCCATGTCAAACACCAGGGCATCAAGAATGACCTTCTTGACCTTGTCCATGGTGTCGTCGCGGTCAATGAAGGCATCGAAGTAGACTTGTGCGTTGCGACAGACCTTGATGGTTTTCCAGAGCCCGTTGACCGGAGTGAAGAAAATGCGCCCCTTGGTCTGGGCAAGCTTGGATTGCAGGGTAAGCGCCATCGATCTACCAACATTGATTGCGGGAAGAATCCCTGTGTCGGTGTCGACAATGGAGTTGAAGAACGCGGTCGGGCTGACGTAGATGTCCCGGATACTCTCCCGGCGCTGCCCGTTGGACAGGAAGCGGTTGAGGTTCCTGAGATACTTCTGGTCCCTGGCGGCAAGTTTGCCCTCCAGGAACTTAACGTCAGCCCTGACCTGTTCCTCGGTCACAAGCTAACCCCGTATGCCGTGTCGGCACCCTGCGCGGTGTCCGTCAGGGCTGAGTCGGTCGTGGCGACAGTGGTCGTAGCCCTGAGCGTGTACTGCCCGGTCTGAGTCGCCCGAAAGGCGGTCAGTACAGCGGCATAGGCGTCGGCCTCGACAGCCTCGGTGGACTGTCCCGTGTAGACCTTGACGCCGGGCCACGGGAGCCCAGCAGCCGAAGACGGGCCATTGGTGTAGACAAAGGTAACAGCAAACGTAGACGCGGCCATATGTTCCTCCTTAGAACGTGTCCATGCCTGCCGCGCCACGGTCCAGAGCCGCCCGGGCTGAGGCTACGCCGTCAATGATGTTGACCTGCGTACCGTCAGCAAACCGTATTTCGACCTTGCCCGTGAATTGCGCGGCTTTGATGAGATCCGAAATGATGTCGTAGTTCAGATTCCCCGAGGTGAGCCGCTGGTATTTGGCTTCCTTCTCGTAGGCTTCCAGAGCGATAGTGGTCGCCTTGGCCATGATTTCCTTGCGGATTTTCTTCTGTGCCGAGGTTTCCAGCGTCCAAAACAAAAACTTCCTCATACCTACATAGTTCAGGCAGAGGGGTCACATTTGGCGTTTTTAGAAAAGATTCTGGTCGCGCTGTTCGATTCGTGCCGCTTGGGCTTCCCAGTACGCCCCATTGGGGTTGTTCTGCACGAGCTGCGGAGTTGGCACGTAGTGATCGACCTTGTGTGTCAGCCAGTACGCGCGGAGGCTGTAGAGAATGGCGTCCATGGCGTCAGGGTGAAACACGTCGTCGTCAATCTCCCGCGTCAAGACATCCTGCTCGGTGCGCTTGAAGATGATCCTCAAGGCTTCCTGGTCGAATATCCCGCCCCGCCTAACCTTGAACGTGCCGCGCCTAACTTCCTCTTGCAGCATCATGACCGCGAAGTCCTTGTCCTGCTTCAAGGCGTTCGTCACGGGGAACCCATAGCGTCTGCGAAGCTCCTGGCCGATCTTCTGGTCTGAGGTATCCCCGAAGATTTTCAACTCACGGTTGTGGATGGGGAAGAACATCGGGGTGTTCTGCACGTAAGCCAGCCCGTCGCCGATTGCTTGGGCGAGTGTGGTGACATCGGTGTTCGCGGCCTTGTACTCCCACACAAGGAACTTCTCGTTCTTGGTCTCCGAGTAGAGCACGATGCTGAAGGCGTCGGAGTCCGTGAACCCGTAGTCAAGTCCAGCGCTGAACCGCAAGTCCTCGGGCGCTTGGTTGGCAATCCAGTTGATCATCTCGTCGTCGGTGAAGTAGTTCGCGTCCGACAGCCGGAACACCAGCGCATCGTCGTCGTAGGCGATCTGCCCCAGGTACTCGCGGAGGTAGATCGGGTCTGTCTCGCTGTATCCATGCTCCTCCCTCACGCGGGCAAGGACGTTCTCATGGTCGGGAATGAACGGGTTATCTCCCATGTTGGCGTTCGAGCGGTAGGCCTTGAACCTTCCCGCGTCCGACAGCAACGTTTCCCAGAACGTGCCGCGCACCTTCGGGCCGGTGCCACAGAGGATCAGCGTGCCGTTCTTGTCGATGAGCGACGGCCCAAGGATTTCCAGCACCAGCTCATCAAGCCCTTTGATGTTCTGACACTCGTCGACGATAGCAAGGTCCCACTTCTTACCGCGCCACTTGTTACGGTCGGGAGACGTGGCCGCGCCGGAAATATAGATCACCCCACCACCGTGCAGATGGACTTCCCCATTGGCCCGGTCGATCTTGTCGACGGTCTCTCCCTCGTCTCGTAGCAATCCCTCCAACGGGTTGAAGAACAAGTCGATGGCGCGCTGGAACGTGAGCCCGAAGTAGATGATCTGCGCATCAGGTTTGATGACGCCATCGTGAGCGGCTTGCGTGGTCACGTAGTCAGTCTTGCCCGTGCGCCGTCCCCAGTTCAGCACCTTCATGCGCATCTTGGAAAGGAACACGTGCTGCTGTACGTCGTGAAGCCTGCGGAAGAACCGGAACGACTGGAACGCTTCGTCTGACCTGCGGGCGCGATTCAGGTGCGCGTCGAGCTGGTCGAGCGTGTTGGCACCGATGAGGCGGTCAGCGAGGAACAGAGCACTACGGCTCCCGGGCTTCTTCGCATCGTCCATGAACCCTGAGAGAAAGCTCTCAAGATAGGTCTTGCCTCCAGGTTGCCCCGTCTCCGATCTCTCCAGCGCATCGATGAACGCGGTCTGTACCCTGGTCTTGTGCGAGGACTGCGGGGGTCTGCCCTTGGGATTGGGGGATGGCCCCCCCTTCTTCCATAGGTGCGCGTTGACCTTCTTAGGCTTGGGGTCCGACATCCAGCCCCCGCTTACTCGCTTCCTCGAAACAGATGGACATGCACTCGTACTGCAAGAGGAGGGCCGCGTTGCCCATAGCCTTCGCTTTCTTCTTGCCCAGCTTCCGGCGCAACTCGTCGGGATAGAGGTTGAGACTCACGATCTTCACCACCTCATCAAACTGGCGCATGAACCCCATCAGCTCCTCATTCGAGGAATGCTTGACCGCATCCCTGAACTTCTGAGTATCAAAGTGTTTCCCGGCTGTTTCTACACTCATAGCTTTTCCCTATGCCTTAGGCTGATTCGATAGCTTTTGTCTATCCATCAGCTCGACGAAGTACTCAAGGAGTGACTGGACAACCGGCGAGTGCTTACCAAGATCGTGCTCTTGGCAGACCCGTGCGAACTCGGCGAATGAGTCGTCAGCGATCCAGAACGAATGACCGCGACCTTTGTGCGTGGCTTTCTTTCCCATGTTCTCCTCGTGTGTTCAAAGATGGTGTGAAAATGCACTGCGTATTCTACGATCAGGGCGACAGAGGTATAAACACCGATGCGCTTTATGGCTTGGCTGTAGTATTTGCGACTGAACAGGTGGTAGATGATCCGGCGCCCATCAAGCCGTGTATCGGCAAGGATGGCTTGGATGTACTCAAATGGGTTTCTATCGGGCGCGTTGAGTTCTTGATGCTGGTCGTCATCGATCAGAAGCTCGCGGTCGGATTTAACTGCCGATGGGCCGTGAAGCTGATAGAGAACTTCGTTCTTCAGGCGCTTGGCGACGCGAATGACCTTCCGGTTTTCGGGATGGCGAAGAAGAAAATCTACATACCGATTGGCAGCGTCGGTACTGATCTCTAGGATTCGGAATGGGGTGAGCATCACGCCGAGTTTTCTGGTGCGAGCTCGGGTGATGGTCCGGCAGGCTCTGGTCATGGCCTGCCATAAGGGCACCAGGTCTTCATTGCTCCGTGTCGCTTGGTAGGTGACGAACAGGGCTTGAAGCTCGGCGTTGTCAAACATCGTCGCCCATCGTTGGCGCGTCTCCGGGTATGGAAGTATCAAGGCAATGGTAAGCCAGGAACTTCACCTGCTGCTGGATGCGTGCCCCGTGGAACCGGATGAACGCTAGGCGCTCGTGCATCTTCTTCCGGGTCTCTTCGGCCTCTGCCCGTGACTCTTCGGTTTCGGCCAACTTGGCAAGTTCCCCAAGGCGCTGCATGGCTTTGTAGATGCGCTGCTCGCCTTGGATCACCTGAGTCTCTAGGGCTTCATAGACTTTCAAGAATGCCACTAGTCCCCCTCTCCGGTTAGAATAATAGCACATTCTGGAGAGGTTGGGAAGCTAGAGGCCTTTATGTCCGATATGCCACCAATGGCAGTATTCGCATTGGTATGCGTGCATCCTGTCGCGCTGCCTCATCGTGTTCAATGCACGCTGAGCCTGTTGTTTACTGGTGAATCGAGCCTTTCTTCCACACATGTCCCGTTCCCGGTAGGTCACTCTACCCCCTCCAGCAGCTTAGCGAGTTGGCAGTTCTCATTATGCTTGTCTGGCATTCCACACTCTGGACACCAGAAGTGCTCTACGCACCACTCATGCTTCTTCAACATCGCCTCAAGGTCCCGAGTCCGTTCGCCCTGAATCTCCGCGATGGCCTCCGCCAACCCCGCAATCTCCCACTTCATGAGCCGGGGCACCTTGGACTTGATGGCTTCGATGAGCTTGTCTTTGGTGGTCATCCTTCGACCTCGGTGGGGATACCCAGGAGTTCCATTATTTTCTCCATGTCATCATCGGACAGTTGCGCCATGTACCCGGTCTTCTTGGGGTTTAGGTGGTCTTGGATAGCCACCCACCGCTCTATCCGCGTGAGCGCCCGCTTCTTGGCGGGGCGGCGGATGGGATGGTCAAGCTCCTTCCGCCACAAGAACCCTGAGCCTACTACGCCCACAATGACACCCGGGGTCCATTCTCCGTCAGTGCCTCTTACCTGGATTTCCTCTCCTAGGCCGTAGCGATCCCTCATCACCTCCGCCCGCGTCTCCTCGCGGATGGCTTCGCGGTCGGCTTCGATGCGGCCCCAGAAGTAGTCAGTGGCTTGATACAGCGCTTCCGAACCTCCACCATTGCCATGCTTGAATGTCTCAAGATCCCACTTGGTCAGCTTCTCCATCTTCCTATCCTTTGGCGTGTAGCTTGTTGATCTGTTGGGGCATATCACCTTTGTGCCTCCCCAGTGGCACCCAACAGGGCAGCCGCAGTTCTCGCACGTTGTCTCGTCGCTCATACCAATTGCCCCCGTTGGGTGCCGCACGTGTGAGGCCTGATGTTCCGAGCCCCCGTGACCTGGGAATCAACACACCCTGGACAATCTCGCTTCTCTCTCCGCCTGAATCCAGCCCCAATGAGACGGTCGGCGAGACTTGGGATCAGTGACTGACCCATGCCGTCTTTACTTGACCATTCCTCGATCACCTCAATCATCAGTTCTCTGTCGCTCATCACTCCTCCCTCAGGTTAAAAATAACTTCCAACCACGCGGCACCCGTTGGTGTAAATGGTCCGCTCCACTCGCTTCCTGTTGGACTTGGACGGTCCAACCCTAAGTTCAACGATCATCCTCTTCCCACACTTCGGGCAGTCAACATGGAACGGATAGCCGCTGTCATGGTAGGACTCCCAGCCGCAGTTACCGCATTCCAGAATGACGTTGTCGGTGAAGGCCATTCACTCCTCCCTCTTCGTCCCATGTAGAGGGCACGCATCGTTGATCCAAAACAGCGGGTCGCCAGCAGGCCCGAAACTCCCGCACCCCTTACCGTGGGCGTTGTCCAGAACCGGGCACAGACACCCGGCGTCAATTGCTTCGTCGCTTCCTGGGTTCATCCTCTCCCCCTAGTCGTTGTACGGCTACATACAGGCCCTAACGAGCCTCTTGATGTCCGGCTTCATTTTCTTGATCTTGGCCTTTTCCGCGATAGCCTTCTCACCATCCAGCCATTGCGAAATGTCCTTGTCGGTAAACGTGGGATTCTTGGGTGTAAACAGCGGCACGTGATCCTTGCCATTCATCGAAGTTGCGTGAACCCCCTCGCTTTCCATGAGCGAAGCTGCTTGGGTGGTGATGTACATCGGAACACCCTGAAAAATATACCAGTTCATCTTTGACCTCCTTGGTCTTCAATCTCTGTACGGTTCCCGTCTCTCAACGGGCTTCCCGATTTCCTCTAGCATGGTCTGTATTCGCGCCTTCCGTGCGCCCGGCTTCGAGGCCTGGAGTCTCCGGTACTCTATCGCCTCTGGTGTGTTGCTGTACCACGGTGACGGACCTTGAGGGAACTTATCAATGATCTCTTGACCCCTCTCTCGGCTCACGGAGATACCCACCGGGCCAATGGCCGTCCAGTACCTCGCGCCATTCCCGCACCGTGGGCACTTCATGGTTTCGACCGGGAAGTGGTAAGCCTCACCCCGAGACGCGCAAAGGTAACAAATCCCTATGTACTTCTGCGCCCTCTCAGCCGGGTAGATTCCCGCCTTCTCAGCGGCGTTGATGACGTGACCCTTTCGAGGTGGTGAGACCAGAAGGTAGTTGACCTCGAAATAGTCCCACAGTTTTCCGATGTTCGCCTCACCCAGCGAGACAACGTAGCTGCCGATGTCAGCGACGGTGTGGGCTTCCATGCCCTTGAAGGTCTGCGTCAGCTTGGCCAGAAACTCGCTCTTGGTCATGCGCGAACCATCCCGCGCTCAATCTCCTCGGCCCGTCTGAGTACGTCGGCCACGCGCTCATCCTCAGTCATCCCGTGGTTCTTCTCCCGGTCACGCTTGGCCCAGTTGCGAATGGTCAGGTTGTGGTTCTTGTACTTCGCGCCCTTCATTTCGATGTACTCGTCGAGTCTGGTGATTCGGTCTTGCCAGTCTAGCGGGAAGTCTGCCTTTAGCTTGTCGAGTTCGGAGGTAGTGAGGAGAACGTGTTGGTATTCACCGTGTTTGTGTTTGATGGGCTTGCGCGTGGTCTCTATAGATGTTTCTTTAGAAGTCTGTAAAGACAAGAGAATACTATGTTCATCATTTTGATTAGGGGGGGTCTCATCATTTTGATTAGGGGGTCTCATCATTTTGATTACCCTATCACCACCGTTTTCAACGTCCACCTCGATGAGGTTCCTCTGCGCGAGCTTCTTGATTGCCCTCGTGACAGTGGGAACAGAACACCCGAGGAACTTGGAGAAGTGCGCGTTGGAGGCGTAGCAATGCCTCAGGGTGGAGTCTAGGGAATCAATCTCGACGAGAATACATTTTTCGATCATGGAAAACGACTTGTCCAGCCACAGTTCAGCCGGGATGAAAACGCCTGTAAATCTACGTTCGCTCATTTCGACCACTCCAAAGCCACGGCCTCAAGGGTCTCTATCAGCCCCTCAGATTCCAGGTAGTCCAGAACGCCCATGCCCCGGTTCTTTGCGGCCACCTTGGGCGACGAATTGGTACGGTACCCGAACTCCCGGTAGAGGTCCCCCCAGGCGGTGGAGAAGTCGATACCGGCACGATGCGCGTACTCCCGGACGATCTGGTTTACATGGTCGCGGGGCTTGACCTGAGGAGCTTGTATGGACAGCTTAGGGGTAGACTGATTTTGCGCGGTCAAAGCAAGAACAGCGCCTAGTAACTTCTCGACCATGGTTTCAAGGCGGTCGATGCGATCAACCTGACCCATTTGGGTTACGTTGTTCCTCTTGGGCATGGCGTCCATGACCCGGTGAGCCTCTTCCCACGTGAATCTCGTCACCTTGCCCTTCTCCATTTTTGTAGGCATGTTTTCGGAAACCCACCTCTTGACAGTGTTAGTTCCACACCCAGCCGTTTCAGCAATTTCTCTGATAGTCATAGAGCCTCCGGAAATGAAAAGGCCGCTTAGGAAAGAAGCCCGTTGACGGCGGCACGGGCTCCAGAGTAAAGCCCTACTTCTTTCCCAAGCGACCCTTGAATGATCACTTGATTTCTCTGATGTCCATGGTCAGGCCCCGTCAAGGTCCGACTCAAGAATACTACCACGTCCCCGACAGGGCGTCAACCGCGAAGACGTGGCACATTCATTCCTTGGGCAGCTCTCTGTAAACAGGCTCCCTGCCGTCCATGATCGCCACTGCCAACTCAAGGCCATTGTACATGCCTAGCATGTAGGTGTCGTGGTTCCAGTTCCCATCTTGACCCTGGATCTTCAAGAGGTCTCGAACCTTCTCTAGCGATTCTTCCATAATTCCCTCCTTGGGATTTTCAATACGGCGGCTCATGTCCTGTCCTCCTCGCCTCGCGGCTGATGCGCTCCTCGGTGTGGGCGTCGGCTTCCCGTTGTGCGGCGTAGCGGGCGCGGTTTTCGAGTTCGGTTTCGAACGGGTGCCAGTCAGTGCAGACACGTAAGGGCTTAAGGGGCGACGCTAGTTGCGAGTTGCACCACGGACACCACCCCATCGGCTTGTCCGCCAGCCAGTCTGGCTCCTCGTCGAACTCTCGGCTGCTCACGTTGTCGGGTAGGTCGCGGCTCATGGGGTGTCCTTTGTCAGCTTCCAAGCTGCATACCCACATCCGAAAGACGATCCAGCCATGGCTAGGCACCCCACCCATCGAAGAAACCCTGATATTGAGTTGTCGAGTTTCATGACATAATCCTTCCCGTTCCAGACTGGATGAGTCCACTGCCCCCAGGTAGCCGGATCAAAGTTCCAGGCCAGGAAGCACATCAGAAGATAGCCGAGAGCAGCGCCAACGATGCCAGAAAATGCAATGATGACATAGCGTTTCATGTTGTCTCCTTAAACTCATTCTTCGCGAGCAAGTCTTCCAGCTCGGCCTTCAACTCAGCCTCAAGGTCAAGCAGGTCGGGACGCGTAAACGCCTTGGTTCGGAACGACGCGCCCTCCAGCTCCGAAACCACGTGCTTGCCGTACTGGCCGACCATGTAGAGGCGGTACGGCTTTTCGTTCCCGTCGTGGTACTGATTGCACCCCGAGCACTGACAGTTGCAGTTAGACAGGTGCCAGCGTACCGCCTGATGACCTCTGCGTACGAAGTGCGAGCACGTCAGGGTGATCGGCAACCCGTCGCCGTTGAAGAGGACCGGCTGATGGCACGTCACGCAGTAGCGGTCCCGGACGCGGACTATCTGACTCACGATGGCGTCAAGGCGCTTGTGGATGGCGGGGAGGGGTTCGCGGGTCATTTGAGTAGCTCCGGGTTCTCGTGGATGTTGCCGACGACTTCAATGTCACCTGTTTTGTCTGATCGCTTCCATCTCTGTTGGCTCATGTGGTTCTCTCCCCATGTATCAGGAGAAACCAAGGTTACAGCTCCACCATCAAACCAAAGGTCAAGAGTCCTGTATCTCTCACAGAGAGTGGTGTCGATGGGGAATTGGTTGTTCTCATCGCCATTTTCAACAATGGATTCAAATACTAATTCCAACCCGCAAAGCTGACCAAATTGCACACGGTAAATAGCCTCGCTGTTATGCTCTCCATTGTTAAGAGTTCTCTTAACTTTCAGCAGATCGTTTTGAAAAATCTCGACACCGTTCTTGTCCTTGAGTCCGGTATACTGCTCGATAGGGTATGACACCGAGGGGAATCCCAGGTGCTCGCCCATTGTGAAGAAAGCGTAGTGAAACCGCCCTCCAATGAATTGCCTGAACTTAAAGTCTCTCATCATTCCTCCACCACTTGGGGTTTCCATTCGAGGGTTTTCATGGGGCTGATATACGGCACCATGCCGGACTCGACGTGGTTCTTGTAGTCGCCGCCCACCATAGCAACGCCCACGACTATTCC